TAATGAAAGGTTTATTTATGATAAACACACTAAAACAATTTAAAGAGGACTCGCACTTGTTAGCCTCTTTAAAATTAAGAATAAACGACTTAAAGCAGTTTGAATGCTCACCGTTAAGAGTTGGAACTGATCAAGAGGCTATTAATTATCTTGATAAAAACGGAGTCGATTTAAGACAAGTACAATATGACTTACAATTAAGCGGTTATGTTAACGAAACATTAAACAACTTCTTAAATAGGGAGGTTGCATAATGGAATACAAACAAACTTCTAACAGGGTAAACAACTTAAAAACCTCAATTACTAGTTATGGAGAATATTCAAACAGTAATTACGGGGCGCATTGTATGAAGGTTAATTTAGAAAATGGCGACTCTTTATACTATAGTTATAGAACCTTAATAGCGTTTACATATGATTGTAATTTATATGTGAGTGAGAATTGCTTTAGTTCTACAACGGGTAGACACCTTAATTTTATTGATAGCGATAAATCAAAAAGACTTAAAAGAGAAGAATTTGAGTCTTTATTTGATAAATATCATAATCAAATAAGGGAGGTTGCATAATGGCTAAAGAATATAGGAAAAGTCTTGATTTAAGGGTTGCTAAGCAAATTAGAAAAGAACTAGATTCTTTTATGCCCGCTATCAAGAGAGAAACAGGCTTAAATGTTGATCTTGGAAACGCTACTTATAATGACTCCGAGATTATCTTTAAAATCACTTTAAGACTTGTAAATGCTCCATCGAAAGAAATGGAGGAATTAATCAGAGAAAATGAGACTCGTAATAAATATGATTTCTTAGTTGTCTTTGATCTTGAGAAAAATCATTTTGATTATAAAAACGATAAAGTCTATCAATTAACAGGCTTTAAACCTCGAGCAAGAAAAAAACCTTATATAATAACTGATCAACATAAAAACAGTTATATCATAAGCGAGGAACAAGCGGAGAGGATGTTCGGAATACCTGAGACTAAAAAAGAGGGTAAACTGATTCTAACAGATCCGCCTAAAAAGTCAGGAGTCAGTAAATGATTCCTGAGGTTCTATTATCCAACGGGCTATTCTACATAGCCCTAGGATGTTTATTTCTCATAGTGGCGTTAGCGCTAAGAGAAATAGCAATCAATTTAATTGGGCGTGCGCGCAGCTTTTATAGAAAAATAATGTTTTATTTTCTTTTTGATCTGAAGAATAATAGCGCCCAAAAAAATATAAGAGTCATTTTAAAATATGATCCCTTAGAAATTTTGAAAGGGGGTTCAAAATGAATAGTGATGTTTTAACAAAAAAAGAAATTAAACAATTACAAGTTCTATTTAAAAAAATTAAAATGGATCTACAAGGTTCTAGTTTTCCAACTCGTACTCCTAGATTAGAGGCAGTTGAAAACATGATCGAAGTCTTGCTTATACATGGGTACGAAATACTCAACAATAATCATAGAATTAGATAACTAAACAAACATAATACGACTAATAAAGCGCTGTTTATTCAATATTCAGCGCTTTTTTAGTGCCTAAATGATAGGTTGTATCTATTAACCTTGCATAACCTTAACTATATTAATCAATTAGATAGCGGTGTAATGATCCGAAAACAACGCGCAAAAGTACACTAGACTCACGAAGATTTTTAATTAAACAAAAGTATTACCTAGATTAAGGTAATAAAACAGCAATAAACCGCGCAAAACTGCGGTAAATAACATTTATAACAAAGATTTTCGCACAAAAAACGGCTATTTTGCTTGATTTTCTAGTTTAGAATGATTCTAAACGGGGGTTTTTAAAAAAGAGGCTTGGGCTCTAGAGGTTTTGAAGTTGGAGTTGAAGTTGGGTAGTTCAAACACACAAGAGAGGGTTTGCTATGAAGAACGCAAAGCAATATTCATTCAAAATTACACTTAATAAAAAAAATAAAACAGTAAATCTTAACATAGGGGGGTTTAGTGACGACAAAGAACGCGAGAACTTTGCCGATCTACTACACCAAACACTAAAATATGATAAATTATACCTTATCGAGGCTCTTCAACACATTGAAGAACAAATTCAAGAAGATTTGGGAGAAGTTGAATTGTGGTACGCAGCCACGCCCCCAACAATCCATTAAGAAAAAAAAGAAAATTACAAAAAAGAAGAAAAAAAAGACTGTAAAGAAACGCAAAAAATAAATGCCAACTATAACTATTCCTTACACTCCTCGTAAGGTGCAAGAGGAACTACACAAACAAGTTTCTAAACATCGTTTTTCTGTAATCGTGGCGCATAGAAGACTCGGCAAGACTATTATGGTGTTAATGCAACAAATTCGTGACGCATTGCAGACACAAAAGAAAAATTATAGGGGGGTTTATATAGCACCAACGGTCACTATGGCTAAATCAGTTGCCTGGGACTATGTTAAAGAATTTACTTCTAAGATACCTGATACAAATTATAACGAGGCTGAACTAAGAGTTGATTTTCCAAACGGAAGTAGAATACAACTTGTAGGAGCAAATGACGGTGGTAATCGTTTAAGAGGTAGAGCCCTGGATAGTTGTATTATTGATGAGACACAAGCAATGCCTAGTGAACTTTTTAATCAAATAGTTCGTCCCGCATTAGTGGATCGTAATGGTATTATGGGTGAAAATACTTGGTGTATATTTATCGGAACACCTCAGTTGCAAAACTACTTCTATGAGCTGCACAAGTTCGCAGAAAAGACGGAAGGATGGTATACAGTTGTCCTCCCCGCAGATAAAACGGGTGTCGTACCGCAAGATGAATTAGATCAAGCGCGAGAGATCATGGGGGACGATAGTTTTTCTCAGGAATTTCTTTGTAGCTTTACAGCCAATATTTCTGGTAGTTATTACGGGAAACTGATGGAGAAGGCATATAACGAAAGCAGAATATGTGAAGTACCTGAAGTTCCTGAATTAGAAACTGAAGTATATATGGATTTGGGTATGAACGATATGACTTCGTTATGGTTCGTACAAAGAATGCAACATGAATATAGATTTATTGATTACGAAGAATTTAGTGGTGAGGGTTTACAATACCTGGCGGACTTCTTAGAGAAGAAGGGATATAACTATTCAAGGCTAATAGTACCGCACGATATTAAAGTTAGAGAAATGGGTACGGGGGTTTCCAGGTTAGAAATCTTACAAAAACTACATCACGGTAATATTGAAATAGCACCTAAAATAGCACTTAATGATGGGATTGAGGCTGTCAGACACAATTTTGATAACTTCTGGTTTGATGAAATGAATTGTTCGGTAGGTATCAACCATCTTAAAGCATATACAAAAGTTTATGATAGTAGACATAGAGTTTACCGAAATAGACCTAAACACGATAACGCTAGTCATTGCGCGGACGCATTACGCTATGGCATGGCAATAGGTGGTTCAACAAAATCAAATTGGGATAATCCCCTTAACACAAACACGATAGGATTAGTTTAAATGGCTTACGAAGAGAAAAAAGATAAAAAAAAGAAGTCTAAATCTAAAAAAGGCAAAAAAAAATAATGGCTAGAAGAAAAAAAATTACTGAAGGTGAATTAAAGTCTGTCATTGCGGGGCATTTGAATAATGCTTTAGGTTTTGACGGTGGTAATTTATCAAGACAAAGAGAAAAGTCTTTAGAATATTATTTATCTGAAAAGATGGGTAATGAGATTGAAGGTAGATCCCAAATTGTATCCTCGGATGTTTCAGACGCAGTAGAACCTCTTATGGCGAACTTAATGCGTATATTTACATCAAGTAATCAATTATTTGAATGTGAGCCTGTAGGTGCGGATGATGTAGAGGTTTCAGAACAAGCAACCGCTTATATTAATCATGTTATGTTTAAAAAGAACAACGGGTGGGTTTTATTGCATAACTTTATTAAAGACGCGCTTATTGAAAAGAATGGGTTCTTAAAAATATTTTGGGAGCAATCAGATAGAATAGAACGAGAAGAATATACAGGATTAGACCAGGATCAGTTTGATTTATTATTGGCTGAAGATACCGTTGAATTAATAGAACATACAAATTATGACGATGAAGGTTCTATGTATGATGATCAAAATTCAATGGCGCAAGATATGGGTGTTCCTGAAGGTAAACATAGAATGCCTGATGGTTCATTAATGGATAATGACGCAATGCCAGGATACGAAAATACGCCTCCTCAAATAACACCTGAAGGTTTAGATCCAGGTATGGGTATCACCCCTGAGTCATTTGATAAAGGAATGGAAATGTCACCTGAGGGTATTCCAATGGAAGAAGATCCTACAGCTAATCCAAGTATTATTGAAGAATTTGCAAATCCTACACCGCAGCTCCACGACTGCGTAATTCATAGAAACTTTAGTAAAGGTCAATGCCGAATAGAAGGTATACCGCCTGAAGAGTTTGTTATTGATTCAAGTGCTAAGAGCATAGATGAATCAAACTTTGTAGCGCATAGACGCTTTATGACTAGATCACAATTATTAGAATTAGGGTACGATAAAGACATTATTGATACCTTGCCTGTCCGTACAGATCGTATGAATAATCTTGAATACACCGCGCGTAATAGTGAGATAGGTGTAGATGTGGGATCAGGTAATACTAATGACTATGCTACGGAAGAAGTTGAAGTATTTGAGTGTTATATTAAATGCAATTATGAAGGTGACGGTAAGGCAACATTAAGAAAAGTGACTGTAGTTGGCGCTAATGCAAGTACAGTTTTAGATGATGAGCCTGTATATAGCTTTCCATTTGTATCTATGACACCAATTTTAATGCCTCATAGGTTCTACGGAAGATCAATTGCTGAATTAGTTGAAGATGTCCAGGCAACAAAAACTTTTATTATGTGAGCCCTGAATGACAATATCTTTGGCATGAATAATAATAGGCTTATTGTAAACGATAGCTTAACAAATTTATCTGATATTTTAACTAATCGCCCTAATATGGTAGTGCGGGTTAAAGGTTCTCCTAGTGAGGCGGTTCAAACTATGCCCGTTCAATCAATTGGTGAGACTGCATATCCATTAATTCAATACTACGATGAATTAAAAGAGGCGCGTACAGGGGTTAG